CCGTCTTGATCCGGCCATCGCCCTTGTTCTCGATGGGCTCACTGCCGCCCTTGTTGGCGGCGATCGTGCCCTGCGGGGTGAGCTTGGCCTCGTTGACCTCGGCCGCCTTCTCGATCGTGACGGCCGTTTCCCACGACTTCTGGAGCTCGGCGAGCTCGTCATTGCGGGTGTGGAACTCGGTGACCTTGTCGGCGGGCATGTCATAGCCGCCGTCCTTCTTGAAGCTCGCCAGGAAGGCGGCGTGCTCCGTGCGCTTGGTGGTGAGCTGGGTCGCCAGCTCGGATGCGGTTGCCATTTGTTTCTCCACATGGAAAAGCCCCGGAGCTCCGGGGCTTTGGGGTTGCCTAGAGAGAGGGAGACGTCAGACGGGGACGCCCAACCGCTTCGCGGTGCTGAACAGGACATCGAGCGTCACCGCGTCGGCCATTGCCGGTGGCGGTTCCATCGCGAGCAAGGCTTCGAGGTCTGCCCTCCATGCCTCCTCGAGATCGGCCTTCATGGCCTGATCGCCGCGAGAGAGCTCACGACCATCTCCACCGCGAGCGGCGAAGTGGGTCTTGAGCCGATCCATGAGAGCCGCCCGACTCGCGGAATGCCACGAGATGAGGTCGGCTGTCGGCGCGCCAGGTTCCGGGGCGCCGCTCTTGATCGCGAGTGTATGGGTGCCAATTCCGGCACCCTTCAAGACGGGCGAAATCTCGTGGGGGTCGAGCGTCTTGAGGAACCGCACGTCCTGACCGGAGAACTGCCCGCGCGACGAGCCATCCTTCGGCACGGTGTAGCCGTAGCTGTATTCGGCGAGAGGGCCGAGCCCCTTGATCGTGGCGTGCGTCTCCCGGCCGGCCGTGGTGTCCATGAAGAACCGGCCCTTGAAGATCGCCCAGTCACCGGATTCGCTGATCGTGCCCTTGCCCACCGGCAGCGCACCGTCCCACGAGGTATGGCCGTACGCGGACATCGGGACTTCCTTGACCGGGAACGCACCGGGCAGCGTCACGTCGCCGTCGGCGTCGATGACGTTGAACTGCGCGAACGCAAGCTCGATCGAGCCTGCGTCGTCAAGCTTTAACTCATGCGGTGTGAACGCCTTGCGGATGATGTCGGTCATCGGGCTGCTCCTGCTGGTGCGGTTCCGTTCGCATTGCCGAGGACGGCTTCGGCCAAGAGTTCAACGGGGGAGGAGTTGAGCGGGGCGAGGTAGATCTGGCCCTTGCCGTCGGGCAGCGGGTTGCGGTTCTCTGCATCGGCGACGTCGTCCGCGTTCATCCACGCCGCGCCGTTCGTCGCGATCCGGTAGGCGGCGAACCGATCGAGCGTCTTGCCGCGCAGCAGCGCGTCCTGGAGGTGCTCGGAGAAGAAGTGAGGGTCGCGCAGGATGTCCTTGCTGATCTGCTGCTCGATCCGCACGGACGGCGGGCCAAGCGTCCCCACGACGTGGTCGATGTTGGCTTCCTCGATGTTCGAGAACGTCGCCCGGGTGAAGTCGCTCAGCTTGTGCGGGGCCAGGCGGAGACCCTGCGCGACCTCCACCAGCGACCATTGCTTGGACTCGAGGAACTGCGCATCCTCCGGACTGAAGCCGGTCGCCTCGATCGTCATGCCCTCATCGAGCACGGCGGTTCGCTGGGTATTGGTCAGGCCCTGGTGCGCCTCGTCCCAGCTCTCGGCGATGTTCTTCTTGGCGATCGGGCTGAGCTGCTCCTTGTGCATGATCGTGACGCCGGGCCGGGCATTGTTGGCCAGCGTCCGCAGGCCGTACTCGCTGGCGACCATCGCCGACTCGAGCGCCCGGCGCATGAGCGTGATCCGGCTGTAGCCCACGAGCCCGTCGAAGCCCCAGCCCGGAACATGGAACATCCGGTTGGCCGGGATGATGACGCCCGTGCCATCGGGTAGGCGGTACTTGTAAACCCGCTTGCCGGTCGACAGATCGACGTCCATCCGGTCAGGTCGCAGGGGCCACAGCCGGACCGGCACGCCGTTGCCGTTGAGTTCCATCTCCGCGTACCAGTTGCCCCACGCGTACAGGTGACCGACGCCGGTCTCGCGGAAGACCATCGAGGTCATCTCGGGGTTCGGCGAGTCGTGCAGCATCGCGTAGGCGGGATGCTCCGGTGCCCGGCGCTTGCCCTTGTCCAGCCGTTCGTAGGTGATGAGCGGCATCGACGCGATGTCCTCGGCGATCAGCCGGATGCCCGCGGTGAACGCGCCGACGCCCATGGCCGTGTTCTGGTTGACGGTCGCCGCGATGCTGTCGCCGGTGTAACCCGCGGGCGGCTGCCAGCCGACGTTCGGCCAGCCCACGCCGGCCTTTCTGGCGGCCGTGGCAAAGATGCCCACCTATCGACCCCTGATGAGCTGCTGCACGTTCGTCCAGATCGGGGTCATCGGCAAGAGCAGGGCACCGACGACGCCGAACGCAGCCGACGGCGCAGCCAGGCCGACGAAGATGAAGGCAAGCGACACGAGCAGGATCACGTCCGACAGGTCGAAACCGCGGACGGCCCTGCGCAAATCGACATACAACCGGAGCCGCGCGTCGAAGCGGCGCACGCTTGGCGATGGGTCCATCGGGGCTCCTGTCAGGCTCCTGCGAAGGTGAGCCGTTGCGTCTCGTAGTTGCTGCGGAAAACGGGCGCGGCGGCTAGTGCCCGCGCCCGGTCATGGGCTCCAACGGCGCAGACAGCGAGGTCGATCTTCTGCTTGGACGACTTGTGTTCCTTGACGATGCGCGAGCCGTAGCGGTCTTCCTTGAGCGTGGCGTTGGCGATGTGACTGGCGAGCCGCGGATCGCCGTCGTGGGTCAGCCGCTTCTCCATGACCGCGGCGTAGAACTCGGAGCAGGCCGGCACCATCCGGGCCAGCGAGTTAGTCGGCCAGGCGAGGATCGGGAAGCCCTCGGCCTCGAGCCGATGAAACAGGTCCGGGAAGCGGGCCGAGTCGAATGCCAGTTCCCGGCAACCGGGCATCGCCAGGACCTCGCGGAGCCGCTTCTCAACGGCCCCCATGTCGATATGGCCGAGTTCGGGGTCCGGCAGCCAGTGGCCGAGGACCGACAGGTGCGGCGCCTCGACCGTCTCGGCGACGAGGGCCGTCGAGTCCTGCGACCACGAGCCATCGGCGAACGCCACGAACGGCACGCTGGGGTCGAACGCCCGCCCCGCATCCTCGATGCCCGCCCATGCGCCGTGAGGCAGCCAGGCCGAGTGCGTCGTGGTCCACTGGTTCAGGTGGTAGCGGCGATAGCTGGACTCTGGCGTGACCGTGACGTCGGACTCCAGCGCGAACAGCGGCAGGAAGTCGCCGAGCGCCGGGTTGGCCTGTCGCCATGCCGCCGGATCGCGCCAGTCACAGTCGGGATCGGCGGGTTCGGACCACCAGAAGTAGAACTCGCCGGCCCTGCCCCGTTCGTACAGGTCCCACGCCAGCGTCGTCCTGTCGAATCCGGCCGTCGTGATGCCGACGATCATCGCGCCGGGGCGGACCATGCCCAGCACCATCGCGTCCCACAGGTCGCGGTTCGGCTGGACGTGGACCTCATCGAAGATGACGAACGTCGGGTTGAGGCCCTGCTGGAGCTCGGCATCCGCCGAGAGCACGCGATAGATCGAGTCGTTCGGCCCCTCGATGTGCCAACGCTGGATGCGGAGCAGCGCCGAGAGTTCGGGGTCGGCGCGGACCATGCGCTTGGCTTCGTCGAAGACGATCGAGGCTTGCTTGCGGTCGCCGGCACACGAGTAGACGTGTGACGCCGGGCCGAGGCAGACCAGCGCGTAGATCGCCAGCGCCGCGCCGAGCGTCGACTTGCCGTTCTTCCGCGGCAGCCCCACGTAGCCATAGCGATGACGAGGGCGGCCGTCCTTGCCGAACAGGCCGTGCAGGATCTCGTGCTGGAACGGCCGCAGGACGATCAGCTTGCCGCGATCAGGCCCGAGCGTGTTCCGGCACAGGTCCTGGATGAAACTGCAGGCCGTATGCCCGCAGTCAGCCCGTGAGGTACTTGTCGAGCTTGCGCTCCGAGACGGCGGCCGAGGCGAGATGGCCGCCCGTCGCCGGCGTGAGACAGAGTTCGCGGGCGAGGCGGAGGTTGATGAGGACAAGCTCGCGCCACTCCTTGGAGCCCTTGGGTTGCATGGCGTTCAGCGCCGCGGCCGTCTCGCAGAACTGGCGGAAGGTGTCGGCGTGCCCGGGGCCGATATGGGCGGTGGTCGCGGTGGCCGCCAGCACGCGATCCCAGACCTGCGACGCCTCGGGACTGAGGTCGGGTTTGGTCGGTGGAGACTGCGGCCCAGGCGCTGACTTGAGTTGGCTGGGCGCCGTCCGGCCCTTGAGGATGCGGAGCGCGGTCGGCTCAGGCGCGGGGCCTCGTTGTCCCATTTGCGGTTCCACTCCGTTTCGGATAACCGTCCAGTGTGCGTCTTGGGG